TTGTAAGGATTGTAAAACTTCCTCTACATTTTGTTGTGAAGAAAATATTTGCTCTTTAGTAGATTCCACAGATTCTTTAATGGCTTGATTTTTCTCTAAAGTAGCATTGATTTGGTCTTTATTTTCTAAGACAAACTCCCTAAGGTCTGCATCTTTGTCTTGTGCTTGGGATAAAATGCTAAGTAGCATTTCTTTTTTCTCTAACATTTCTTGTTTGATTTTCAAGACTTGCATAAGCGTATCTGTGGCTTCTTTGCGTGTTTGCTCTCCTGCTATTAAGCCATCCTGATATTTACCTATGAGTTGATTAAAGCTATTATGCACCTCTTGAGAGATAAGCAGGGTTTGTTCTATCTGCCTTATAAACTCTGGAGTATTTAAAGAATCTTGCAAGGTTGTATTCTCATCCATTTTTAACCTTTTTTTGCTGCAATAATAAAAAAATGTGATTTGCAATTAAAGGGTTAAAAATTAACCCTTTAATTAAAGGGCGTTTTTTGGTAAAAATTAGACAAAAAAGGAGTAATTTTGATAAAAAATAAGCAAGAGATTAAAATTTACTACCAAACCCATAATCAAAGTCCCAAAGCAGTAGCAGAGCTATTTAATATAAGTTATCGCACCTTAATGGATTGGATTGCAAAAGAGGGATGGGAAGCAGGAAGTGCGATTAAAGGGGTAAGTGAAAAGAATTTAGCAGGAGAGCTAATACAGAGGGAGTTTGGAAGCGTGATGGCTAAAAAGAGTGAGGATATTAAAAGAAACATTAAGGCAAATTTAGGCGATGAGGCGTATAAAATTGATGAAATGATTTTAAATAATATGCTTAATTCTAGCACAGAGGAATTATTGCTTAATGCAATGACAAGCAATTTTATTCAAAAAAATCTAGCTTTAAGTGCAGTTATTGCTAAAGATGAGTTAATGAAAATGTTAGCTCTAAGGCAAGAGCATAAAGCTGACCCTATGATTATTGCTTGTGCGGAGAAGTATCAAAAAATGCTAATTGATATGCAAAATACCCTCTTTGGTAAAGAGCCTATGCTAAAAGAGGAAGGTAACACAAGCTTAGAGGAATTAAGTGATAAGGAATTATTAGAAATGCTAAAACAAGGGTAATTCTAGCGAAATTGTTTTCTAAAATCTTGAGGATAAATAGGATTTTCCTCACTCCATAATCCCTTTTTTAGTTGCTTTGCCCTCTGCTCTTGTTTGACAAACTCTTTAGAGTATTCCCTATAAGCCCACGCAAAACCCTCTAAAACCATTTGTTTATTGACTTCTTTAGCATTTTTACATTCTAATTTGCCTAAGATTCTCCCATATTTATCTCTTTTTTTAAAGAACACTTTAGCCCTGCTTTTAATAGGACAAAGTTTGAGTAGGTGATTCCTAGATTGCTTACCAAAGCTTTGTTTTAGCTCTGGGGCATCAATGCCTAAAAGTCTTATTTTATACTGCTCTCCTTTTGCATTAAGGCTAAGCGTATCCCCATCACTTATCTTGCTAATATTGCCACTTAGGGTATATCCACTAAAAAATAAGGCAAAAAGTAATAACAATTTCAACATTAATTCCTCTTTATATATGCTTTTTATTAGGCTCTTTTAAAAAATGCTTTTTGTGTAAAAAATTAAAATCCGCCCTTAATCCTAAAGAGTAATTTTTATTTTTTTGCAAAAAATCATCGCTTAACATTTTTTTCCAGTATTTATCCACCTGCACTTTTTTAATCCTATTATACACATTCCCTGCTGTGCCTAAAATATTAAAATGCAATTCATTGAGTTTTAAAAACCCCTCTGTAATTCGCTTATTAGCTTGTTTCATATTATCCATTAATATTTCTTGTTGGGATTGGTGGGGTAATTCAAATTTTGCAAGAGGAATAGCAGGATTTAAGATATTGGTTATAAATCCGCTGCCTCCTGCTTGAATTTTAGAATCCCGATTTAAAACAAAATCATCGATTGGGTGTTTTTTATAGGTCCCTAAAATACCTTTACTGGGGTCATAAGCCACAGAGGGAGAGTAGCTCTCACTCCCTGCAAGTCCATCGTTATAAATACTTCCATTAGCAAACATTGCATAAGGTTGAAAGATAAGTATATCACTAATCATTTCCTTTTGCTCTTTTGCACTATTAGCAGCCTTTAGAGCATTGATTTTAGAAGAGGTAGCTTTAGCATTTATAGAAAGCCATTGCATTTTAGCATTGAGCTGTAAATTATAAGCATAACTTGAAAAACTAAGCAAAGAAGAAATGATTGCACTTGTAATTGCAAAAGAAGTGCCAAAAGTCATATAAGATAAAGAAACACCAACCACTGCAAGGGTAATCACAAGCAAGGTTTTAAACACATTTCCCGATGAAAAAGCCCTTTGTATTGTATTTTGCTCACTTTTTGCTCTTTGCGTAGCATATTCCCACGCTATGGGTTGGTATTCCTCCCATTTTAACCCTAATTTATATTTGTTGCTTACTTGTTGGTATTGTGCGATTTTCTCATCATAATACCTATCCCTATCCCTTTTCCATTCATCTAAATATCTCTTTATAGGTCTAACAACCTCTTTGCCTATTTTTTTAGGAATTTTAAATATGCTCTTGCCGATGCTAGAGACGCTCTTAACAACTTTTTTAAATGCTCTCCCTAAACCCATATATGCCCCCTAACCTAGATTCTCCAAGTTGCATTATGGCTAAATCTACCCGCTTTAGGTAAGACTTCCTGTTTAAAAGGAGCTTTTACATCAGGATGATTTATACAAGTGGCTATGGCATCGATGCAATCATCTTTTCTAAAGGGTTTTTCAGGATTAAAGCCCAAAAGCTCCTTTTGTATCTGCTCTATGCCATTAGCCCCTTTTAGAAAGGTTAAATATCCAGTGTTATAATAACTCCTTATGCTCTTAATTTTATCCACTTTAGAAATCTTTCTTGAAGCATTAAAGGCAAAAATACCATTTTTAATAATCGCCTTACTCTTTTGCTTTAACTCCTCATTAACTTTTATAATCTCTTTGAGTAAAAGCCTATGGAGTATCTCACCCCCTCCCTCTTTTTCGATATAACAAGTGCTATTAGGGTATTTTAGCAAGGCTTGTATCAAATGCTCTATGGTCTGCTCCTCTTGCCATATACCAAAAAAGCAATCTTTCACACAATAACTTTCTAATTCTCCTTTTCTCTCTACCCCTATTACAACAATGGCTCTATTATCGGCTTTTGCATTTAGGCTAGTGGCAGAATCTACAAAGATATATTCATTATGCACCCCTAATTCATAGCTAAGAATGGTTTTAAAATATTCTTTTTCAAAATACCCTGCCTCTCTTGCTTGTGGCTCTTGTTGGTATTGGGTAGAAAATTCATCCTCTCCCATTTGTAGCCTTAAAACCTCTAATTGCTGTAAATTATGCCTTGCAATAAGCAAAGGTTCTTTAGGCTTTCTTTTATAAAGAAAATCATTAATCTTATAAATCTCCTCTTTATCATTTATGGCTTGGAGTTTGAGTATTTTCCACTCTTTAATAACATCCTCACTAAAGTTTCTAGGATTGAGTAAATACCCGCATAAATCCTCATCCCCTAATCTTTGCATTAAAATAATAATGCTTGAGTTCATATCTTTTAATCGGGATAAAACCGAGCCTGTAAAATTATTATTAACCGCATCCCTTGCACTTCTACTATTCATCTCACTAACCTTAATAGGGTCATCAATTAAAATACTATGGGCGTGAAATCCAGTAATGGCACTTTTAAGTGTGGTAAAGAAGCAACCCCCACCTTGTTTTAAAATAAATTCTTGGGAGTTATCTTGCAAAAACAAAGGATTTTTTTTAAAAATACTCCTATAATAAGGGCTTTTAAGCAAATCCCTCACTTCATTACTAATGCGTTTGCATAATTCATCAGAATAACTAATATACATAAACTTCCTACTTGGGTCAATGCCTAAAGCCCACGCTATAAACGCTCTTGCAATAGTCTCTGTTTTGCCATAAGAGGGCGGCATATTTAAAATAATTCTCCTAAGTAGCGGGAATCCTTTATCTTTGCAGTATTTAGGAAGTGTAGAAGATAGGACCTTGCTTAAATATTCAAAATGCCAATTATGATAATATGCTTTCTTGTCGTATCTCTCCCATTTAAGATACAAAAAGGTCTTAAAATCTCTCCTTGCATATTCTCTTAAATACAGCTCTTTTTGTACTGCCTCTTTAGAAAAGCCATTTATCATTTTAGACCTTAATAAAAGGCGTTAGAATAGTGCCTCTCTCCCTTTGTTTATTTGTAAGAGAGCGTAAAAAGCCGCATTCTTTTTTGTAAAGGTCATCAAAGAATACAACCTTATTTAAACTATTAGGAGTGGTTTGAATTTGCAGTATAAAAGCTAAAGATTGGTATAAGAGAGCATTTAAAAACATTTTATCTAAAAACAACTCATCCTCCTCACTCTCTAAGACTTCTGCACTATTGACAAATAATTCTAATACCCCGCTATAATCTTGTGTAAGCTTGTATTCTCTAGGATTTAGGGAATACAGATAAAGCCCTTTAGGAGTTTGTAAAATCGTAGTTAAAGGCTTATATTTAAGAGCTTTTCCATTAAGTTTTGCACTCATTAAGCCTAAAGATACAAAGGGGAGTATAAGCCTTTCATTGTCTCTAAAAGTAAAATGGCAAATATTATTTTCAAATTCAGTGATAATCTTGTTTTGAGAGTTCTCTAAGGCACTTAAGAGTTCAGCATTAGAAAATCTTGCGTTATTAATATCAATATCCCTTAGCTTACTCCTAAGATGGTTTAAGGCAGTTTTAGCTTTCACCGCTAACCTTTTAAAGCACTTGGTAGGTTTTAAAGAAAATATCTGTTTTTTGTATTTTCTCTAGGGCTTCTTTTCGTTTTTGCTCTAATTTTAAATGCGATAAAACTTGATAAGTTTGCGTAATAGTTTTAACCTCTCCTTGTAAAGCCATATTAAGCAATAAAGAAGAGCTTAAAAATCTCCTCTCTTGCAATTCTTGTAAAGAAGTAGATTCTTCAAATACCCTTATAGCATCCTCTCTTAAAACTGCAACAAGTGTTTCTTTTATATCCTCTTTGTTTATTAATTCTTTAGTAGCTGCTTTAGCATTAGAGCTTATAGATTCTCTTAAACTCGGTGTTGTTAGCATAGTTTCTTTTAAAAAACCTAAATCTTGGGATTTTAAAATTTGCTCTTTGTTTTGCTCTAAAAATTCTTGAATATGATTATAGATGTGGGATTGCATATTAATGGAATTAAGACTTTTAAGGAATTCTTGTGTCCCTTGTTGAATTTTTTGTTTGTGCTTTAATAGGATAGATTGAAACTCCTCACCATCTATAATCATATTCAAAAATTCTATTAATCTTGCATCATTTTCATCCTTTAATGCATTAGCGGTTTTTTCTGCAACCTTGTTTAAATCAACCCTTAAAGCTACAACATTGGCTAAAGATTCTAAGTTTTGGTTAAAAAGCTCTAAAGTTTGGTTACTCACAAGACCTTGCATTGCTTCAGCCTTAGTCTCTAGCAGAGAATCACATAATGCACTTAGCTCTTGCAAGGTTTCCTCTTTTAATTCTTTAAAGGAATGCTCTAAAACTTCATTAGCTTTTTCTTGGCTTAAATATCCTTTTGCTTCCTCTAAGATATTATTAGCTCTTACAAAAAGATTATTTAATTCCTCAATTTTTCTAAAAAGCTCCATCTACATTCCTTTAAAACACCTCTTAATACTCGGCTAAAATGGTGCTAGGTAAAAAATACAAAGCCCTTATTACAACCTTGCCCTTTGTTGCAGGTTTGGAGAGCGTAATTTTAATCACTCCTTTATCCTTGCAAGTATGCTTCACGCTTGAAGTGTGATGGGCTTTTTGGGATAAATCAATATCATTAGCAAATAAATCCTCACTGCCTACTATGCCTAAATTAGCATTTAATCCAACATCTCCAGCTTCCTCTACTTCCAAAGAAACATTAAAAATCTCTGCCCCTTGTGGAAAAGCAATCGCATCATTATCACTTAAATCCTTTAATGCAATAGCAGTTATTGCTAAATAAGATAAATTATGCACTCTTTGTTTCATTAACTCTCCTTTGAATAAAATAATCCAATTGTTGCATAATCGGTATTATCATAAATGCTTAAAGGACTATCTATATCAGAGACAAATCTACCCTTAGCAATACTTAAAACCCTATCAATGCCACAAATGGTTTTTCTTTCTAAATCATCCTTACCAATATAAAATTTTGGTTCAGGATTCCCTGCTAAAACAATCGCAGAAGCCCCTATTAAAGCCCCTATACATAAAGGTTGGTTATCAGTATAATAAGAGGGTGGCGTAATGTTTTGATTAGCGCAATTTGCCTTATTGATATTTTGCAAATAGGCATTATCACTCACTTCAGAATTTAATAAGCCTATTGAAACATCAGTCCAAACGCCTATTTCTATAACAGGACAACCATCAATAACCCCTAAAAATCCTGTAAAGAGATTATTGAGTTCTCCTCTTTTATCCATTTTTTGCAACTCAATCCATTCAGGGTCTTTGCGTAATTGTGAAGCCCCATAGCTATCCACTAAAAACACATAATTATAAACCCGAGCGACTATCTGCTCATCTCTTTTTATTTGTGTCCTAATAGGTTTTATAGGAAAGGCTTTGTTTTGATTATATTTTGTTCCAGTCCTTGCCATAAATATAGCTTGTCTTATGGCATTAACATTTAAAACATCACCTTTTACAATCTTTCTTGTAGCTTGTTGTACGCTTTTGCAACTAGAAGTATCTTTGAAAGATTTAGTGGAATCACAAACCACTACATTGGTAAAATCATTGCTTAAGGCAGTGATAATATTCCTATCCCTTTTCTCTCTAATCCAAGTCTTTAACCCCTCTGCGGCTTCTTTGGCAAAATCTACATTTTTCATATTTTGATAAAAAGCAATTTCGCTTTTTATAGCATTTCCTACAACTTTAGGATACATCGTTTGGGTTAAAATCTCAAAATTATCTAAATTTGTCTCAAAATCCGCATTCCCCTCTACTCCAGCACCTTGTAACTTAGGACGCAATCTAGGGCGACAAGGGGCAGTATTATGTGTTTCAAACACTTTTATTCCCCTATCCTCTCCCCGACCTGTTAAAGGTTCAAAGGGACTTTCTTCCCAACTAACTCTTTCTATCTCTTTTGCAATATCAATTGCTACATTAGGATCACTCTCCCAACCTGCAACATTAATTCTATTAAAATCCATTGGCATAATATCTCCTTTTAATACCTATTTAAGGGATTATTATCCCCACCTCCATCTTGGATACTCCCACTTACTCCCTCTAGTTTTGGGGGAAGTTCCTCCTCTTTAGAATCCTCTTGCCCTTTGCTTTGTTTAAAAAGCTCATAAACTTTATTAAAAAAGTCTAAAGGTGGCAGAGATTCTAATTCTTGCTTTTGCTTATTGGTTGTATCCTCTAAGAAAAACTCCATTATCTCTTGAATATTCGCATCAGGATTAGCCTTTAAAAACTCCTCTTTGGCTTGTTCTATTTCTCCTAATGTTTTTTTGCTTTGAATACTCTCTTGCAATTCTCCTGCTCTTGCTTCTTTGCTTCTAATTTTTTCCTCAAAAAAAGCATTTTGCATATTTAAAAGCTTCTTATAAAACTGCTCACGATTATCAAAGAATAATTCCTCATCCTCTGGTGTGGTATTTGCTAAAGCATAGCTAACAAAATCTTGTTCTAAAGAAGTTTGTATTTGTTCTAGCTCTGTATTAATACCTGCTAACTCTTTTTCCTCTTGCTGTGTATCAAATTCCATTGAAACTCCTTGTATAAAATGTGCGTATTTTACAAAAATCCTTTTTTGAATTAAAGGGTTAAAAATTAATTAGCTCTAACTTCAATAATAATCTTATCCTCAATCCATACATTAAAATGATTCTTAGCGGCAAACTTCACTTCAAAACTCCCCTCAATATCCGAATAAAAATCATAAGTTCTAGCCATTATTTCAGTATTTCCAACTACAAACTTCACTTCATTATTAGAAAAGGTAGAAATTCCTAATATTCTTACCCTCTCTTTAGGCAATAATGTAAGCTTAGGGCAATAAATAGAAACTTGTTTAACCTCATTATTATCGGCTATTTGTTGGCTCATCTCATCTTTTAAAGATAGAGCTAGAGTCTCATAAGGTCTTAAGTCCTTAACCGAAATAGCATCTATAGCACTTAATACTTTTGTGATATGATTGGCAATAGCTGCTGTTTGCTCGGCATTACCTACAACATTCAATAATCCTACATAGCAATTAGCCTTATTAATAAGGGCATTATCATTCACACTTTTTAACATACTTTCAGCTTGGATAATGCCTTTTACGCATTCGGCTAAATTAATGCTATTATTCACCTTAGAAGCACTACTAGCAATCTCTAGCTCTTGTCTAATTTTTTCCTCATTGAGTGCTAAATCCCTTTCTTTTAATTCTATCTCTTTAAGGGTTATAGCAGTTTTCATAACCTCTTGGAGAATAGAAACTAACATTTCACTTAAGGTTTGGGTATCAAAATTATAAGTTTGTAAATGCTTAGAAAATTCAGAGTTTAAAACGCTTCTTTGGATTTTCTCTAAATTTGTTGCAAAATCGTCAATATACATAAAATAACCTTTTTAATAGCCTATTGTTAGCCTTGCAAAGACTCCGCATTTGGCTCACTTTCTTGTGTTGTTGGATTTTGTTCTTGGGTTGTTTGCTGCGTTTGCGAATCTTGTTGTGATTGCTCTGATGGCAGTGTTTGTGATGCGTTTTCCTCTTGTGCTTGTTTGTGTGGTGCATTAATAATATGAGGAACACTAACTCGTTTAAAAAGGTGTTTTTTATAATCTAAATACCTACTCCTTATGCCCTCTTTTAAGACAATAATATCGTTTTTCTTTAAAAGAATATTACGCCCTCTCTCATCCCTAAATCTATAATCCTCTTTGCCTACAAATTTAAAAGCCACTAAATCATAATAAATAACCATTGGTATTCCTTTTTTTATGGAATGCTAAAATTTTTTAACTTTCAAATAAAGGGTTAAAAAACTAGCATAGGGAAGTGTAAATTGCAATAGCCTTTATAGCTCTAAAGGCTATCAAAAAGCCCTGTTTGTGTGCTAGAACATATCATATAATCCTCTCCACCAATTTTTAGAGAGGCTTTATCTATCTTATAGTCTTCAAATACTGGATTGTATTTTTTATAAAAATCAATAAAGGGTAGAATATCGCTATTTTTAGATGAGAAAAACAAATAAGGCTTAAAAATATTTTCTACAAGCAAACAAAAATCTTTTAGAGTGTAGAAGTCTCTATAATTGCCTTTTTGGGTTTGTAAATAGGGAGGGTCTAAAATCAAAAAGGCTTGTTGCTTATCTTTTTCCTCTTGTGGTATTTCCTCTAAGAGTTGTTTAAAATCCTTGCTAACTCGCATTACCCCTCTTAAATATCCCTTTGCATTAAGGGGTTTTGCAGGGATACGATGATATTTAATGTTATTAAATAGCTGTTCTTTTGTGATGGCATAATTCCCTGCAAAACATAAATAAGAACTTAATGTGGTTAAATCCAAATACTGCTCTTGCTCTAGGATTTGTTTAATTTTATCGATTATTTCTTGTGGAAGTTTTATTTTTGTAGAATAATCCTTGCAAAGATTATGAAGTCTAAACCTTAAATTTTCTGTTTTTTCTATATTATCTAATCGCTCTTTGAAATTATCAAAATCATTCCAAATAACCTCATTTTGTGGGTATAACTGCTTAATATAGTGTGAGAGTAATCCACTTCCACCAAAAACATCATAGAATATTGTATCCTTTCTGATAGCTTGGGTAAAAGCCATACTATGTAAAGCTTCTTTTACTCTTTTTAGCATAGCAATTTTACTTCCCATAAAAGGAAGCGGAGGCTTGAAATGAAACATAAATACCCTTTAGTTAATGAAATAGCATTTTAAAATTCTTATTTGCAAAAACAAACCATATCCTCTGTGTAGGCTGAAGTAAAATCCATTGTGGGATTTCTTTTAAATTGCACTTCTAATTCTACACAGGATAGATTAGGTTTAAAGGTTGTATTTAAACAACCTAACTCTTTAGCCTTTGCTTCTAATTCCTTACATTTCTCCCATTCTTTAGGATAAAATCTGTAAAGAGTATATAAGGACTTCTTGCTTTGCTTAGGACAACAAAAGCAACCTGTCCTCTCAAAGTGTTGATAAAGAGGATTAGCGATACCTTTATCTTTTAAGTAGTTTTCAACCTCTCTTTCATTCCATTGCCATTGGTGCAAAGGATATTTAGCAATGCCATAATCTAAACTAGAGATTCTCCCATTCTCCACTTCATTATAGGTATAACCAATAAGAATAAAGTTTTTCTCTAATACTTCAGCACAATACGCATTAATTTCACAAAAGCTAATAGTTTGATAAAAATCCTTATCTGCCATTTGCAATCCCAATGCAAATCCGCCTATCCCACTAAACAAATCTAAATGGTGGATTTTTTGCATTCACTCTCCCTTTAAATTTGGAGAATATTAAAAAAATTAAGTTTTGAATTAAAGGGTTAAAAAATGGGTGTTTTAAGCTTTAAATCTATTCTAAGATTGCATAGGGGAAGTATTTTAGAAGACTGCTTTTATATTGCATGGCTTCTGCCAGTGAATAAAATGTTGTTTTATTATAATGGCTGCTAGTGTGGTGGTATCCTTTTTCTCCATAGGCTAAAAGGAATTCTTTTAAGTCTTTGAGTTTCACTTTAACGCCTATTATTTCTCCAAACTCCTTAGCATCTTGAGCGTTCCATTTGCTAATGGGTTTTATCCCATTTGCATAAGCGGCTATGGCATTATTGCTCATGGAGTATCCATTATATCCTCTGCCTATAGGGGGTGTATCATAATTGAGTAAAATATTATAGGCTAACTCACTAGGTTTATTAATGGCTTTATTAATTAGATAATTAATTTCTTTTTTAGTGTATCCTTTCTCTAGCATACTAGTTATATTGGTTAAAACATCGTATCGTTGTAATGCTAAGGCTATTTCCTTTTTCTCTTGTTGAATGTTAAGTTGTTCTAAAATGGATTGATTTTCTTTTAGCATTGCCAAATACTCATCGTATAAGTGAGAGTATTTTTGTTCTATCTTTGTATTTTCTGCCGCAATTTTTGCATTATGTGCTTGAGCGTTTGCGTTTCTATCTTGCCTTAATTTTCCCGCCATTAAATGCAACCCATATCCATCCTCTTTGCCCTGATTGTATGTTTTATACTTTTCATATAAGGATTTATCCTCTTTGAGTAAGTTCTTAGCTTCACTCCAAGACAAAAGAGGAAGTTTCTTAAGCTTGTCCTTTTCTGATACCACAGCCCTGTGATATTTTTGCAACGCTAGATCTATTTGCTCTTGTGAGTGAGGTAGGGTTAGGGGTTCATAAGTGGGGACTTGAATAGCATCTATAATTTCTTGTGCGTGTTTTTTAGCGAAATAGTCGCTTACCCAATAATTTTTAAATTCCATTTTATTCTTAAGATTTCTATCGCTATAAAATGTTATAATTTCCTCATTAAAGGGTTTCGGTAATTGTGCGGGGTTAGAGTCCGCCTCCCCTTTAACTTCATTAAC